GCGCCCGATGATGAGCGACCTACGGGAATCAGGCCAGATAGAGCAAGACGCGGACATGATTATTTTCCTGTACCGAGACGCAATCTACAACGATGTGCCTGATACCTCGATTGAATTTCTAGTCGAGAAGTGCAGAAACGGCCCTGTTGGATTTGCAAAGGCAGGATGGCAACCAGAATTGATGATGTTGAGGGATGGCTACCGATGAGAACGAATCCGCAAAACGACTGCCTGCACAAGTGGAGCCGCGAGATAGCGAACCACATCAACGCTGAGAAAAAAGTAGTCACAGAGGAAACCATCAAGGAACTGATCCTCTTAAAACTCGGCAACACCAAGGAAATTATGGGCGAGAAGGTGGCCATGCGTTCGCACAAATACCGCGCCACTGACGAGGAACTAACGCCAGCAGAGCGCAAGGCGGGACATATCGCAATGAACGAATTATTAATGGCGGTCGAGGTCTGGGCAAACATGGACTTAGGCTTGAAATTAGTTAGGGATGAGGAAATAGCGGCATGAGCAAGCACGGACTCACCCAATGAGTTTTATATATTCAGATCAAGCGCCGCTTTTTGGGGAGAGGGACGTTGTTGGGTATGGTTGCGTGAAGGTCATAGAGCGAAACGCCGCAAACGATGTTATTAAAAACAACCATTACAGTAGGAAATTTTACAACGCAAGTTATATCCATTTGGGCGTTTTTTCAGATGGTGAATTGGTAGGAGTTCTTCAGTTTGGGTACGCAATGAATCCGGCGAGTCAAAATTCAATATGTGAAAACACAAAAATAGATGAATACCTCGAGTTAAATCGAATGTGGTTATCTGACTCCATGCCAAAGAACAGCGAAAGCCGCGCCATTAGTCACGCAACAAAATTTATACGCAGAAAATACCCGCAAATAAAGTGGATTATGTCGTTTGCTGACGAGCGCTGCGGGTTGTTTGGCTGCGTCTATCAGGCTTGCAATTTTAAATATTTTGGCGAGCACACGTCGGTTTTTTGGGAGTTGGATGGAGCGGTATATCACAACAGTTTAATGACAAGAAACCCGAATCTTTCAAAATCTGCGGCGCATCTACAAAAAAACAAGGATAGGGCCGTTTCTTCGAATTATAGGCAATTCAGATATATATATTTTATGAAACCAAGGTTTGAAAAGTTGTGCAAATTATCGAGTTTTAGTTTTCCGAAGGCGACCAGTCCAGCGGACGAGCTGATTTCCAATCAGTGCGAGGAAGGTGCAACCCCTTCTGGTCGCTCCAATAACAAGGGTTAGCAGCATGATATTCAGCAGCAAAATGAGAAGGCAAGCAGAGGAAGCGGAGCGGCTCACAGAACTAGACCGCGCCACGATTTCGGCAGACGTTGAGGCATTTCTAGCCAACGGCGGGAAGATCCAGGAGATACCGATAGGCCATGTCACGCAAGACGGCGGCTTAAAACCGAGCGATGTAGAAACCGCAAGGCAGGCAGGAAAGCGCGGCGCTAACGCTCGCAGGCAGTCGCTCCGATGAATGTTTGCGCGGGATGCGGTATCGAATTCAAAGGGCGCACAAAGAAGATTCAATATCACTCAGCGGAATGCAGAAGCCGACACCACAACCGAGTGCGAAGCGTGATGGATGCTAAATCTGATGTTGAGCTGCATGGCATAGACCCTAATGGGTGGTTAAGTAAATCCTGGGCGCAAGCACAAGAGGGCGGCTAAGTGAAAACCTGCCGAGCCTGCAAAGGGAAGTTTGAAGCAACTTACAATTCAATGCAGAAGGCTTGCAGCGTCCCTTGTGCGCTTGAGTTGGTCAGGACGGACAAAGAGGCGAAGCGGAAGAAAGAAACGCGCCAGATCAAGAGAGAGGCGCGTGAGAATGACAGGGGATGGTGGCTCAAGGCTGCACAGACTGAGTTCAACAAATGGATACGCAACAGGGACGTGCTAGAGCCTTGCATCAGTTGCCAACGACACCACACTGGCCAGATACACGCGGGGCATTACCGAAGCGTTGGGGCTAATCCTGAGCTGAGGTTTGAGCCTGATAACTGCCATGCACAGTGTAGCGCCTGCAATAACTATCTGAGCGGGAATATCGTGAATTATCGGCCCAACTTGTTGGTAAAGATTGGCATAGAGCGCCTGGCGATACTGGAAGGCCCGCACAAAGCAAAGAAGTACACCATCGAAGACCTGAGAGAGATTCGGGATAAATACAGGGCGTTGAACAGGGAGAAGGTATGACACCAACACCGACAGAGATACGCATTATGGCGTTTATTCGCGCTTACCAACTAGAAAACCAAGGCGTTACCCCTGATCAGGAGGAAATCCGAGCGTTTTTTAATTGGAGCCATACCACTACGGCCTCCAAGTACCTGAATCAGATGGAGGACAAAGGGTTGATTGAGCGAGCATCGCTAAGGATGCCAATTAGGGTAGTGCGGTGCCCTGTATCTTGTGCCTAACAAGGCTAGTATGGGGTAACTCAAGGAACCTTGATCGGCGGTAGCGTGGATAATTGGTATTTATGCCAGACGAAATCACGGGACGAACATACCGCTAAAGTCAATCTTGAGCGCCAAGGCTATGAGACTTACTTACCCGTTATGGATGGAGAGGTCTTATTCTCTGGTTACATTTTCGTTTCGGTAGATGGAAACTTCGCCCCGATCAAAAGCACAAGAGGCGTCATTAAACTCGTCCAGTTCGGTGAGCAGCTAGCAACCATCCCCCAAAGGTTAATTGATACATTCCGCGAAACCCAATGGCAGCGTTCAGACGACTGCATTCCAGGTGCGAAAGTTCGCATTACCAGCGGCCCCTTCAATTACCGAGAAGCGATAGTAAAGGCAAAGAAGGCGGACAGAATCATTGTCCTGTTAAACCTGCTCAATTCAGAGCAAGAAATCACACTTAAATTATCGGAGATTGAAGCCGCTTGATCTTGAACGGCCCATTAAAATCACGCCAACGGGTTAATCCTGTGCGGCGCATTCTGCGTGAAGCGGTCGTTGATTTAAATGATCGGGGCCTCACCTCGTCTGCGGGTCTGCTAACTGAATGGAAGAACCGCGCTGATTTATCGTCTGCGTTTGACCTAGACGTACTCCTTGGCACCGTGGCGAATCTACGGGCGCATGATACGGGGTCTATGTTGGTTGATGGTGTTAATGGATACGCGAGTACGCCTGACAATCCTAGCCTTGAGTTGACTGGTGACGTTCGGACTTGGACGTTTTATGGTGTGGCCCCAAGTGACACAACACCAGAATCTAGCCAAGTCCTTGCGGGACAGTGGACTAATGTGCAAAGAGGCTGGATTATCCTTCTAGATGACACGCCAATATCAGGTGGGATACAGATAAATTTAAGTGTAAATGGCTTTCAAACTTACCGAGGTGTCTCTAGCACCGCAGCCGTCCCCTATGCCGATGGCGTGCCTTTTGATTTACAATTGGTGTACAACCACACAGAAGAATTCATGTATTTTTATACAGCGCCGGAAGGTGGAATTTTTGTACAACTCGGTGAACCTGTAGCCGTTCCAGATATTACATTATTTAACTCTACTGCTGACCTGATTGTTGGCGCGACAGGCGATGGCACTGGTTTTCTCGATGGCTCCGTCAAACGCTTCACCCTTCACGACGATGACCGCCTAGCAGCCAGTTTCAACGCAGCAGACGGCGGAAACAAGAACGGGCTGGCTAGTGATACGTTTGAGACCGTCATTCCGGATTCTGAGCAGGTAATCAATAACGGTCTAGATGGTGGATTCAGCAGTGGTGTGAATTGGGGAGCTAACTCTAATGGTACTGTTAGTGTAGTTGGTAACACCTTGCGAGTAACGCAAACAGAACAGGTAGGAAGCGTCACTTATACACTCACTTACGGCAGCAATTATGACTTGGTAGATGGCGTCAGATATAGATGCAGGCTAAAGAGGCCAGCGGGCGACCCTGGTACTATCAATCTACGGTACATCGACAATTCTCCGAATATAGCAACTAACCTATCGGCAGGCGTGGAACATATAATTGATTTTGTTAAAAGTGATACTTCTACCGGACTTGAATTGGCTAAAGCCGGTAGCCAAGACGATTACTTTTCCCTTGAATACTTCTCAATAGAAGAAATCAACCAGTTCACACTCCACGGCAACGCATTCATCCAGAACCTCGGACACACGGTAGCTAACAGCTTCGGTAGCGCGGGTATTGAGACTACTGCGGGGCAGACACTAAGCACAGACCTTACGGTGTTTATGGTGGCTAAGGCGCATGAGTTAACGGCAAGCAACCAGTTCTTTACGGGTGCTCGATCACTTTCAGGTTCAGCGCTGGTTCTATACGCGGACAATGCGGGAAACTTTGAAATCAACGCAGGCGTCAACGCAACAGTCGGTTCATCAGACACTGATTGGCATCTGTGGGCATTGCGCTATAACCGTGATGCAACGTCAAGTCTTTATATTTCAGACGTGGGAACGGTAACGGCAGACTTTGGCGCGGAAGATTGGGAGGCGCTCACGTTGTTCGCAAATAACGCAGGAGCCAACACCCTCAACGGCGCAATAGCAGACCTAACCGTTATACCCCGAGCACTGACAGACACAGAATACGATCAAATCAAGAACGACTTAATCAACTTTTACGGAATAGCAGCATGACGCTAAGACCATTCAACGCATCAGGAACATTTGTCGAGTCATTCAATGAATTAGATGCAACGGTAAAGAACGCAACACTAGCCGTTACAACAGCGGAGAACATGAGCGTTCCCACGGGCGCGAAGGTTGTCTATCTAATCGCTGATCAGGATCTTTGGTACAACCTGGACGCTACCGCATCTATCCCCACTGACGACTCAACAACGCACAGACTGTTACCAGCAGGCCAAGAGCGGGCACTAACGACTAACGGCGTTACTAACGTCTCACTGTATAGCGCCTCAGTCTGTCACGTTGTAGGGCGCTTCTGGTGAAACGCATTACACCGAATCCATACCGCAATGACTCGGAGACTAGAAAATACTCTCAGGTTATTGATGGAACCATGCAGTACAAAGTGGACTTCCTGCTATGCGCCAACGCACGAAACACAAGCGTCTCAAGCGTGACATGGGAAGACGACGGATCAACAGACCTCACCATTGCTAATGAAGCCCTAAGCAGCAACGTCGCCTCTGCTGACGTATCAGCAAGCTCATCAGGTTACGGAAGCCTAAAGGTAACAGCAACGATGGCAGACGGAAGCAAAGAGGTTCAATTCATCGAGATAGAAGTACAAGACCCAAGCTGGAAGCGTTATGCCTAACTTTATCCACTCCATGAACATCGCTAGACGACATTGCTTGCCTGCCGAGGTTTATCACAACGCCCGAATCTTTGCGGCGTTAAACAGATTCCAAAGCACATTTTCTAATGGCTAATAAAGGGCAATTCGAGAAAGGTCACTCAGGCGGGCCAGGACGACCAAAAGGCTCACGCAACAAGCTGACAGAGGACTTTCTATCTGTCCTGCAAGCAGACTTTAACGAGCATGGCGCTGATGCGGTCGTAAAGATGCGAGAGGAAGATAACACGCAGTACGTTAAGACCATCGCCTCTCTCATGCCTAAAGATCACAACATTAACGTCAACGAATTCGATGACCTGTCACTAGATGAACTTATCCGACGAGCAAACACTCAAGCAGCAAATCTCCAGTTACTCGGCCTTACTGCAAGAGATAAAGAGGCGGCAGGACAGGAACAAGCTCACTAGCTATTTGCCCTACGCAAAGCAGCGGGAATTCCACAAGAACGGCGCATTGTATAACGAGCGTTTGTTTATGGCGGGAAACCAGCTTGGTAAGACGCTAGCGGGAGGCGCAGAGGTTGCTTATCACCTCACCGGTTTATATCCGGATTGGTGGGAAGGTTTGAGGTTTGAAGAACCCCCGCTTATTTGGGCTTCTGGCGTTACATCAGAAACAACGAGAGACAATCCCCAACGGGTTCTATTAGGCCCGCCAGCGAATGAAAGCGAATGGGGTACGGGTTGGATACCAGGCGACCACGTAACGAACACCACAAGGGCGCTAGGCGTTGCGAACCTGTTAGACAACATTCAGGTCAAGCACGTCAACGGAACGGCTCAGTGTTCGTTTAAGGCTTACGAGAAAGGCCGAGAGAAATGGCAGGGGCCAACGGTTCATCTGGTCTGGTTCGACGAAGAACCCCCCGCAGACATTTACTCAGAGGGCAAGACCCGAACGAATGCTAAAGGGGTTCACACAATGATTACAGCAACCCCGCTTAAAGGTATGACTGAGGTAATCCGGAGCTTTATGAATGACTAAAGCCGTTACCTCAATGACCATCCACGATGTAGATCACTACAGCGAGGAAGAACGTCAAACGATTATTGACTCTTACCCAAGCCATGAACGAAAGGCGCGGGCGGAGGGCATACCACAACTAGGCTCAGGCCGAATCTTTCCGATCGACGAGGATTTCCTTAAAGAACCTGCCCCGATTCTAGCGACTGAATGGGCCAGGATTGCGGGTATCGACTTTGGTTGGGATCACCCTAGTGCAGTTGTTTGGATAGCCTGGGACAGAGACGCAGACGTGTATCACCTTTACGACTGCTACAAGCAAAAAGAACAAACGCCAGTGATTCACGCGGCAGCAATGAAGCCACGAGGCGAATGGATACCAGTGGCATGGCCTCACGATGGCTATCAACACGATAAAGGTTCCGGCAAGGCTTTACGCGATCAGTACAAAGATCAGGGCGTGAATATGCTTGATGAACATGCGACATGGGAATCAGGCGGCAACGGTGTAGAAGCAGGCATCCAAATGATGATGGATTTGATGCAGACCGGACGGCTCAAGGTAGCTGAACACCTTCACGAATGGTTTGCAGAGTTCAGGCTCTATCACCGCAAAGACGGAAAGATTGTAAAAGAATACGACGACCTCATGGCGGCAACACGATACGCCTTAATGATGATGCGACACGCATCGACAGCACCTAGCGAGAACACACTAGAGTTTACATCTGAATGGTAAAGCGCACTAAAAAACAAAGAGAAGGCATCTTAGACGAAGCTTTAAAGCGGTTTGAAACTGCAAAAGAGGCTTGGTCTGAGGTGTTTTCTGCCGCGGCTGACGACATTAGATTTGTAGACGCTGTCGATGGTCAGTGGGACGAGCAAACCCGACAAGTGCGTCAGAAACGCCCCACGATGACTTTTGACAAGATAAGCGGCGCGGTGGATCAGGTGGTCGGTAATCACTTGCAAAACCGTCCTGCTGTCAAGGTTAGGGGCGCGGAAGACGACGATGCGGACACGGCGGAAATATACGAGGGTTTAATCCGTCAGATTGAGAAGCGCGGCGAAGCGGCATACAAGAATGGCTTCAAGTACACAGTAAAGGGTGGCTATGGCGCTTGGAGAGTTCGCCACGATTATTTAGATGATGACTCTGTTCATCAGGACATTATCTTAGACGAGGTCAAGAACCCGTTTTCTGTATTGGTAGACCCGATCGTTCAAGTTAAGCCGATAAGCAACATGCGATATGGCTACGTCTTTGACGATATGCCAAAGGACGAATTCGAGAAGGAATATCCGAAGGCTAAGAGCGGAATGTCAGAGGGCTTTGAGTTCACTGGCAACAAGCGCGAATGGATGAACGACGACACTGTGCGGGTCTGTGAGTATTACCGCATTGTTGAGGATGGTGAGAAAACTATCCACCTTTTGAGCGATGGCCGCCAGGTTGCGGAAGATGAAGACTTTGATTTGGTTCTCGATGAACTAGAAATGGCTGGAATCAGTATCGTTAAGTCTCGAACGGTTCCTAACAAGCGTTTAGAGCATTTCAAAATGACCGCCTGCGAGATTCTTGAGGAAGTCGATTCCATTGGTAAATATGTCCCTCTGGTGCCTGTATTCGGTAAAAACTCCATTGTAGACGGTGAGTTTATATCTCGCGGTTTGGTACGAAAGGGCAAGGACGCGCAACGGCTTTATAACTATGAACGCTCGACCTACGTTGAGACGGTAGCACTACAGCCAAAGCAACCCTACATGGCAACGCCTGCAATGATCAAGGGGCACGAGAACCGCTGGAAGGCCATTAATACGTCGAATGATCCTGTGATGCTGTTCAACTTCGACCAAGGCAACAAGCCCTTTAGAGAAGCCCCAGCACAGCCTAGCGGCGCATTGCTGACAGGCTTACAAATATCCTCTGACGACATTAAATCAACGACAGGCATCTATGACGCATCACTAGGCGCAAGGTCTAACGAAACATCAGGGCGGGCTATTCGTGAACGTAAAGCGGAAGGCTCTACAGCCACTTATGAATTCACCGACGAGCTGACAGAGGCGATTGAGCACACTGGCCGCATCTTCGTTGACCTGATTCCAAAGGTCTATGACGGCACCCGTCAAATTCGCATTCTAGGCGAAGATAATGCTGAACAGGTCGAGAAGATCAACCAGCCTATCAAAGACGCACAGTCGGGCGAGGTCATCACGTTAAACGACCTTTCACGCGGTAAGTACGATGTAAAGATCACGGTCGGCCCTGCTTACTCAACCAGGCGCTCAGAAACAGCCGAGCAGCTTGGTCAGATCATTGCTCAAAACCCCCAAATGGCTCAAATCATTGGTGATGTTTATTACCAGTCGCTTGATTTAGTCGGCGCTGATGAACTTGTTAAGCGGACTCGGAAGATGGGCATCAAACAAGGTTTCATCGAGCCTAATGACGAAGAAAAACAAGAAATGGCGGCTCAGAACCAAGGCCAACAGCAGATGCAGCAACAGGCTGCACAGTTGGAAATGGCGCTCAAGCAGGCAGAGATTGCCAACGAGCAAGCCACAGTCAAAGAAACACAATCTAAAGCGATGCTAAACGAAGCGAAGGCAGTAGCCGAGCAGTTAGACATTGCCATCAAACGACAGGATTTACAGGGCCAGCAAATCGCTATGCAGCGTATGCAAGCCCTTCAGTTCTAGCCCATTCAGGGCTTTAAGGCGCACCTCTAGCCCATAGAGGGAACAATTCGTGGAGACGTAACTCGTGAGTGAAGTTGAGGCCAATGAGCCATCGGCGATCCCTGCCGTTAAAGAGGAAAACACTACCAGTCCCGAAGTTGAAGCCCAAGCGGTAGAAACCAAGGAGGCGCAAGCGCCGACAGATTCAAACGAATCGGAAGCGCCATCCGGTGAAGCTGAAACCACCGAAACGGACGAACCAGAGAAGAAAAAGAACTCTTTTCAGGAGCGTATTTCAGAACTCAGTCGACAGAAGAAAGAAGCACAGCAACACGCTGAGGAAATGGAGAGACGCGCCAGATCGTTAGAGGAGCGTTTAGCTAATTCAACTCAAGAAGATGAGCCTTACCCTACGTTAGAAGCCTACGGCTATGACGAGCAGGCTTATCAGAAGGCATTGGTAGACTATACGACTTCTCGAAGTCAACGAGCCTATCAGCAAGCCCGACTTGAGGAAGAACAAGGCTTACTCCAAGAAGCAAGACAACGCCAACAACAGTACATGGTGCAGACGTTCGCAGAGCGCTCTAACACCTTTGCTGAAACGCAACCCGACTTTAATACAAAGATGAACGACCAGAACTTTGTGCAGACCTTTAGACAGTCTCCATCAGTTCAGGAAGCCGTCTTGACAAGTGATAACGGGCCTGCGATGGCGTATTACTTAGCTTCAAATCCTCAAGTGGCTCAAGAGATTGCGAGCTTATCCCCCGTTATGGCGGGCATGAAGTTAGCAGGCATCGAAAGCAAGTTGTCCGCTCCTGTTTCTGTCAAACCAACAAATACGCCCGAACCCATCAAGCCTGTCACTCCTGGCGGCAAGGTGGACAAAGATCCTGAGTCAATGACCCCTAAGGAATATGTGGCATGGCGAAGGAAGCAAGGGCGCTAAATAGGATTTAAAACCTCATGGCTAATACATTACTGACGGATAGCGTCATCACTAAAGAAGCGCTTATGGTGCTTCACCAAAACCTGAACTTTATCGGTAACATTAACACTCAGTATGACTCGTCTTATGCCCAAAGTGGCGCAAAGATTGGTTCTACCTTGAACATTCGACAGCCTAACGAATTTACTGTTCGTACTGGCGCGGCATTGTCTACTCAAGACGTTACTGAAGAATCTACACCTCTGACGGTTTCAACTCAGAAAGGTGTTGATATTACCTTCGGTTCTTCTGAGCTGACTTTGACCATCGACGAGTTCTCTGATCGTTACATCAAGCCTGCAATGTCAGTATTGGCTGCAAACATCGAAGCCGATGCCTTGAGCATGGTGAAAGACGTTTACAACTTCTATGACGGCATTGGCTCTGCGGCTAACGTGGCTAGTGCGTCTTATGCTCGCAAGTTGCTTGCTGATTCTTTGGCACCTACTTCTGATCGAAGCATGATCTGGAACACTCAAGGCACTGTTGACTATGTTGACGCGGCCAAGGGTCTTTTTCAGTCATCTACTGAGATTGCGAAGCAGTACAAAGAAGGCATGATTGGTCGCGCTGCTGGTTTTAGTCACTTTGAAAACACGCTAATGCCTAGCTTCACGGCTGGTACTGCGGCTGCAACGACTGGCTACCTGGTCAACGGCGCGTCTCAGTCCGGCTCCACTCTGACTGTAGATACTGGTTCCACTACCTAAATCGGG